TCAACGCCCGTGACGGAGATAATTTGATCGGTGACGACAAATACGGTGCCAACCGCACCACTAGCCGAAACCCCTGTAACCGGTACGACTGCCGAAGCCGCAACAACTACGGTGCCGATCTGACCTGTGGCTAAGACCCCCGTAACGGGGATATTTACGGCACCCGTGACAACAACAGACCCTACCGCACCCGTTGCAGTAAGGTTTGAATAGCCTTGCCCCCAACCTTGTTCGCCCCAGCCTACGCCGGAAGCGTTCCAACCGTCGAAGGCGACTATGACGCCTGCCACGGCCCTTTGCCTAACTTAATTAGGCGATACGAAGGATCGCGGTCGTCGAAGTCGCAGCCGGGAACTGAATGGTGAAGTTACCTGCCGTCGAGGTCTTATCGCCACCAAACGCCAGAACTGCCACAGCCTTGTTGCCTTGGGTCTCGTTATAGATCAACGCACCGTTGGCCGTCAGCGTGGCGCTGTCCCAAGTGATGTCGTCGAAGTCGAGCCAAGCGGTCGTGCTGGTCGAGGTCGGTGCCTGCGAGATCGTCAGCGTCTTGCCACCTGCTACGTAGTTCGTACCGGACGAAGACACTTCGTTTGAAGTGGTATACGCCGTAGTGGTCGAGTCCAACGTGGCTGAAGAGGTGTACAACGCAATCTTGAACTTATCCGCAGCAGTTGACGCACGGACAACGCCCGAACCGAAGTTATGGACGCCTTCAAGGATTTGTACCTTGAACGATGTCACCATTGCTTGAGTAATCGGCATCTCAATCTCCTAGATGCTTTGCAGCATCACTGAATCCATTTTCAATAAGAATACGACGCGCATTCATCCGTTCAGACTCTTGCGCTTCTTGCAGGTACTTCACAAGTACCCGGTTTAGTTCTTTCTCCGTTTGTACACGGAGAATGCGGGTGGTAGCCCGTTCAGCAATTTCTTCCGGAGTGTAACCCCGGTTGCTCGTGGTCTGGACAAACACCTGACCAAGTTCCATATCGCCTGCAAAACTCATGTTACTGGCACTCTAACTTGCCCAGAACGGTACGCATCCTGACGATCCAGACCATCACCAAGGCGCTTCAATTGAGCAACGGCTTCCTGATACTTCTGGTCGTAATACTGCATCATGTCGGCTTCGCCCTTGAGATAGGTATATGCCTCCCTGAGCGAGCCATACAGCAATACGTTCTCAAAGTTATCGCCAAGCCACGAAGTAGAGTTCGTGACGATGGAGGGCGGGTAGTAGTAATAGTGCAGTTCAGCCGTGTACGCGAGATCGGGAGTAGGCCCGAGGATCATGCTACTGTTGTTCCAAATAGCGTAATACTGCGGCTTGCCATACGAGTTTGGCGGCGGGTACGAAGCACGGATGAAGTTCACATCCTTGTTCAATAGGTACTCGTATTCACCCGTGGTCGGGTCGATCACTGCAAGCGAGAACGTCGAGAGCCAGTCAGACGGCAACGAGAAATACTGGAAGTTAATCGTCATCGTGCCGGTGACGTTCTTACGAATGGCAGGAATCTGAACGGAGTTATAAATCCTCTCTTCGGCCAACTGCACGAACGTAGGGATATTCGCTACGAAAGACGTTTCCGTGCTTTCGCAGTAATCCTGAATCAACGTTGAGAGTTGACTATAGTTCACGACCAGCCAGCCCGTACCTTGCCGTTATACTGCAGGTTAATCTGCGAAACGAACTTCGTGCCCTTGGTGGCAGCGCCAGCACCCTTCATCTTCATGTGGGTGACGCCCTTGTTGACATCCTTTTCAGGATAGCCATTCTCACCAGTCGAGTCGGTGTTCGGCCTAATCTTGCCGGGGTTTAGTTCTTTCATGGTACTTACCTCGGGCCAGACGAGCCGCGCATCGGGCTACGCTGGTTCATCACCTTAGCCATGCCACGACCGTACTTCTTCATGTCGCTGTTGGTCTTGCCACCAGCACGCATTTTCTTCGTGCCGTGCATGGCTTTCTCGTGCTTACGCACTTCTTCCTTGGCGACCTTACGCATACCGTTCTTCATCTCAGTCTCCTAGGTCGTAACGACCGTAACTGTTCCTACCTCACCGGTTGGTGCCAAGGTATTTGGCGTCAACCCTACATCATACGAACTGGCCCCACCAACCGGGTTCCAGCCCCACTGAATCATTCTACTACCGCCTGCGCCGTTGTTACCTTCTTCAAAGTAACTCAGGTCAGGTCTTGGGTTCCTAAGTGCCTGCGGGTCATCCACTGGGTACAGACCCAGCGACAACTGCGGCTGATCAGGCTCCCAGCACTCCGGACAGACCAAGATGTTTACGTTCTTGGTCTTGATCACCAAAGACTTTAACTGGCGAAGTTTGAACCGGAAACCGCACCGGTCGCACTCCGCGATAGCATGTTTGCCACTTGCATACCGATTCGGCATTAGTAACCACCCAAGAAACTCTCACGTGGCACAAACCGAACCGCAGCCTTTTCCCGATCCTCACCCGCCGCCAACTCCCAAGCCTCGTCGTACTGGGCCTTCAGGATCGGCGTACGCGCATCCGCGCCGGGTATCTTCATCGACAGCATGTAGGCCAGCCCCGCCACCAAGCAGGGCAGGAAACGGAACGGGATGTCCTGACCGTTAGACCCCACACCGGGATCAAACATACGCACAAGTCGCGTATAGACCAGCGTCCAAGTGGTCGTGTTATCGGGCAGGGGCCATACCGTGAACTGCGGTTTCACGACGACATCATCGGCACCGGTAGCACCTGTGCGACGGTTGATCCAAATCTGAATCGGACGACCCGTAGCATTCTTGTTCGGGATAGAGAGGTACGTGCTGGATGAGATGCGCGTGATGTTGATGTCTTGCTGGTTCGTCCCCGTGCCTGTGCGGATCACGTGGTCAAGCAGGTCAACCGTGTCTACGTCCAAATCGTACGTACCGACGTTGTAGGTCAGCGTCTTGGTCTCAGTCTGCAGCGTCCAGAGGTTAATGCCCCGGTTAGCCCAGTCCATGAGCAAGAGGGCAAGGCTACGCTTAGACGTACGGAAGTCATAGCCCGTACGCAACTCAGCCCCACAACGCTCAAACGCCTCCTCAATGATCGTATTGAGATCAAGGTTAAAGTCGGTTGTGGCTGTAGTTTTGTAGGCCATTTACATCCCTCGCCGTCTGTACGGCCTTACTTTTTCTTTAACACCCTTGGGCTGCGCGACGAACTGCTTGCCTTGGGCTTTGCCTTTGCGCTTGGCGGCGGTGGTGCGGGCATACTCAGAAGGGCTGAGAGCCTTAATCGCAGCCTCTGGTAAATACCTTTCACCCGTGTCAGAAGATCGTTTACCACTCTTCGTTCTCCACTTCTGCTGCGTCCACGCTTTAAGGGACTGTTGAGGAGCCTTCATCCGCGATACCCGCCGCCTTTGGCCTTGTACTGCTTTGCCAGCAACTGCGCCTTTCTTGCGCTCCACTGCCCCGCTGCAGTACCCTGTACGGCCCGGCCCTTGATTGATTCAAAGAGCCGCTTACGCATACCGGGCTTGGTATAATTTCCCGCCTCGTTCACGCGGCTCTCGCCTCCCTTGGCGTAGGTTTTGATAGGTCTCCCAGTCCCAATTACGGGTTTTTCGTCCCCCCGGCGTTTTGCTCGGGGGACTTTTTTGGGAGATATCGCACCCATGCCACGGGAAGGCATCATTAGACAAACTTCCCTCGGGTCTTGCCCTTCACGGCGCAGCCATCGGCACGTTTGGAGGCAGAGGAAACGGAGCCGCCCTTACGCATCGTCTTTGGCTTCTTAGGCGGCTTTTTGCGCGGGATGTCATCGCCAAACCCCCGGCCCGGAGGAATAACGGAATGATCAGGCAAGTTGCCACGGGGCGGCAAATCCAGCGACGGATCGCTCGGCGCATTAGGCGGCAGACGCCTTTTCGGCGGCATCATCGGGGGCATAGGGCCACCCTGATCAAATCGCTTCATGCCGTAACGAGGTCCAAATTTAGCCGCACGTTTCATTAGCATTTCCCGCCGTAGTTCATTTTGACGATTTTGCCCTTGGTCTTGCCCTTGTGAGCAATGCCATCAGCGGCCTTGCGGAAAGAACCGCCAGACTTGGCCATACCACCCTTCTTCATGCCGTACTCGGCCTTCTCATGCTTGATCATGGACTTCGGAGCGCCTTTCTTTTTCATAAAGGCGATCTCTTTTTTAGCCATTTTGTTCATCATTTGGATTTACTCCTGAATTTACGACCCTTGTCAGCCTTCATGAATTCCTTCCCAACCTTCTGGGGAATTCCAATACGTTTGGCTGCTTTCGGGTCATTCGCAACCAAAGCCATCAAACGGTGTTGTTTTCCAGATTTACTGGGCACGGTGTTGCTCCACAAGCCGGTCAATCTTCTGCTCCAGACGATCTAGCCTGTCGAGAAGAACCTGAGAATCAGCGCGAACTTCCATCCGCGTGACATGATCTCGTGCAACTTCTTCACGGGTTTTGTTGAGAAGGATGTTCAACCGAGTAATCTCTTCTGATTTTTCCTTCATAACGTAACCTATGAACGCCACAATCCCGCTAAGTACGAGATTCCAAACGAGCATGTCCACGATTTAACAGTTCCATGCACGGAGGGATTTGTTGATACGACTGTTTGGGTCATTCGCCGTCTTGGCACTCGTCAGTTTCTTTTTCATACCCGTCATACGGGCACAGAATGACTTCTTACGAGGCCCACCTTCCGGTTGAGGACGCTTCAGACCCGGCTTACCGGGATTGGCACGGTTATAAGAAGCCCGACCTTTGGCATTCAAGCCGCCAGCCGGGTTTTTCCCTTCTTTCCGCTGCCAAGCAGGGGTCT